ATAGATATCCACTGGTAATAATGGGTGATTCTACCCCTGATGGGTTTTATGGTGCAAATTTACATTATATGAACCCAGTTGATAGAATAAATTTAGCAGAAAAGATAATAAATAAAGAAGGTGGTACTATACCTAAATTTATATGGCATAGATATATTATGGAAAAAGCAGATAATTTATTCTTTAGGATTCCAGAAGAAGATGTACTAGAAATGGTAACATTACCTTTGGAACAGTTTTATGATAATCGTAATAAATTCGTCAGTGCTAGTAAAGTACAAATCTAATGGCATCATTCACAGGACCAACATTATCATATCCTAGATCAGTTGAGACAACTGGATACTATCTCAATTTCTATACCTATGATTATAATAAAGCACAATCTCTAGGTGTTAAGAGTATTAGAGACATGCTACAGCAAACTGCTGGCATGTTTACGGGTGATGGTGAAAGTGCCGATGCTATGCAAAATTTATCATTAGAAGATCAAGCATTATTAAGAACACAAGAAGTAGAAGGTGGTGGAACAACAGGAGTAACTTTTGATAGAAGCACTGATGCACCAAGAAATAGTTCTAATGGTTGTGTTAGATTATACATACCACCTAAGTTAAAATACAAGTATGGTGCTAACTGGAATAAAACATCATTTGGTGCTGTTGGTGCTACAATGGGTGCTGGTGTAGAAGGTCTTGTAGGTGCTAGTGTAGGTGCAGGACTTGGAAAAGCATTTGATAAATTTATCGGTGATAAATTAAGTAGTATGCCTGGTGCAAATGAAGGTAAAATAGATGCTAGTAGTGTATTAGGTGGAGCATTTGGAATTACATTTAATGATAATACAATGCAAACATTCGAGAAAATGAATGTTCGTGAATTTAGTTTTGATTATATAATGGCAGCAAGAAATTCTGGAGAAGAACGAGATATTAAACAGATAATTAAGTTCTTTAAAATGGCAATGCACCCTAGCAGTAGAAGAAGTGGTGCAAACAACAGTTTATTCTTAGAATATCCATATATCTTTAGAATAATCCAATCAGGTAAAAAAGATATATCACAATTCTTACCACAAACTAAATATTGTGCATTAACTGAAGTAAACGTTGATTATACTCCAGATAACGTTTTAGCATTAACTCCTAATAATTTTGTACAGGCAGTTATGATATCATTGACCTTCTCCGAAATGACCACCATGACAAGGCAAGATATTCATGAAATAGAGGATACTGCAACTGCAGAAGAATGGGGTTGGATAGAACAACAAGAAACACTAAGAGATTCTCAAGGTAATGAAATACCCGATCCACCACAAAGAGAAGATTTTCAACGGGGTTGGAAAGGTGATAATGAATATAAATTTTTCCTAAAAGAATGGAAAAAACAATACGGAATTAATTAAATGGCATATTTTTCTAAAATACCAAATTTACTATACCTTAAATACACAAAAAACCCATATGATGGGCAGTGGATTACTATTAAGAATATATTCTCTAGAATTAAATTAGTAGATAGTGTTAAAGGTCAAATAAGTATATTTGATGACTTTACCATAGAAGATGGTGCTAGACCAGATACTATATCATTTGACTTATATGGTGATCCTGGTTATGATTGGACTATACTATTATTGAACAATATGGTAAATTTCTACGAAGATTGGCCAAAGTCAAAAATGGCATTAGATAGCTATGTCAATTATAAGTATCAAAACCCTGAGGGTGTGCATCACTATGAAACTATAGAACAAACCCATAATGGTAATATAATACTAGAAGCAGGTACTAAAGTACCAGAAGAATATCAATTTATTACTCCAGAAGGAACAACTTTACCTAAATTGCAATCTAGAGTATCTGTCTCAAACTACACTTATGAAATAGATAAGAATGAAAAGAAAAGAGAGATATTACTATTAAAACCAGATTTACTACCACAATTTAATCAGATGTTTATAGAGCAAATGAGATATTCACCAAGTACAGAGTTTAGAACAGAATCACTTCGTTTATCTAAAAACTAATGAGAGTAGACAGACATAGAGACATCGCTGATGATCTTGAAGCAGAATTAATTACTGAACTGAAAGGTATCAGTACACAACTACGTGGTACTTTTCAAAAAATATCTAAACGTGATAGTATGGGTAGATCTTCTAAAGTAATTCAAATAGAGTACGATATACAAGAAAGGGGTCAATAGGTATAAATACCTAATCGACCCTTTTGACGAAATTTTGCCCAGATTTTTTTCCCCCGTTTTTTGAAACTAAAAGGTCAATTTCGTTTTCGGGGATTTCTTAGATTCCAATCTATTATACCAAAGGGGTTCAACATGACCCACTTAGCATAGTATACACCTCTATAACACAGGAGAGCAAAGACCTTCTCTGGATTATGGATTTCTTCATCATATTCTGGAACTTCTGGTCTATTGAAAGATACATTGATACGTAACATTTGTCTTTACCTCCTGACATTATCTATAATGTTAGAAATCTTAACAATAAAAAAAGACCCTATTAATAGTAGGGTCTTTTTAATGTGTATCACTATGTACCTAAAACTCTTCGTTCGCTAATTGATCGAAGTAACTGAAGGCATCTTCATCAGGATTAACAGATGATGGTGTTGCTATAGAAGGTGATGCAACAGAAGGACTTGGTTTTGATTCCATCTTTGCAGCGATCTCATTCTCTAGTTCCTCTTCATCTACTCTTCTAGTAGCAGTGCCCTTAAGAACTAGATCTAATCTTGTCTTAAGTTCATCGTATGTCTTGAAGTTAGATGCACCTGTGAACTCATTAAGATCATGAATTTGATTGTAGATACTCTCTAGTTTAGCATCATCAAATCCACCTAGTGGAGAGACACTACCGAAAGTAGAACTATCATAGTTCCAAAAACCTGCAACCTTTTTGATTCTTAAATTAAAGTCAGCACCTTGCCAGAAATCAAAAGGATTGATTGGTTCTTCACCTTCAAACTCTGGTTGCATTGCTGCAATAATCTTATCATGTATCTTCTTACCATACTTGTAGAGGAATACTCTTCCTTCGTTTTCGGGAGATGCAGCATCTTTGATAACATAGATGTTGCTGTAGTATGATAACTTACGCTTTTGTTTGCGTGCTATTTCTTTGTCCGAATCTAAACCACTGTTCCATAGTGATCTGTTTAACTCACCAACAGGATCATTCTGACCTAATGTAGTTAATGAGTTCTCGATGTACCATCCACCTGGTCCTTGGAATGCATGACTCCATACCTTTGCCCAAGGTAATTCGTTACCTTTAGCAGGTGGTAGAAACCTGATGACAGCACTGCCGATACCTTCTTTACCCATTTGTGGTTTCCAAAGGCGATCATCTATAAAACCAGAAGTAACTTCGGTCTTATTAATTTCTTTGTTGAGTTTATCAAGCAAAGAACCTTGCTTTTTTAATGCAGCAAATGACATGTGTATTCTCCGTATTAGTTGTATTGTAGGATTGTTTGTATTATACAGTATTCATAAGAGATTGTCAAGGTTATCTCTCATGTCATGCAGTACCTTTCTTGCCTTTTTAAAAATAGGTAGACCTACCATTTCTTCTGGTACACCTAACTCCTTGGCAGCATTTTTAAAATTATCTTTGACGAGTTGACTATCCTCATCATCCATAAGGTATGCCCTACTATATAGGGTTTCTTGTTTATCGACTAATAGTTCTAGACCATCTATTACCTCTTTTCTTTGCTCTCTATCCATGACAGCAAAGTATGGAACTTTCATCATGAGATCCATATAAGTGGAGGTCATTTCGTCCATTTCTTTCTGAACTATTTCCGAGTCGAATAACTTGCTCATAAATTCTGTACTGTAATAGATTTGATTTTGTTTTGATCCACTATAACAAATGGATCGTATTTTTGCAAGAGGTTTGATATTTTTATCCAGATAGAATCACTGAGTAGTGTATCATATCTTTCTATAAAACCTGTTACCCTATTTAACAATACCATAGTTTCTGGCATGATATGATCACCAAGATATAGTTTAATTAGTATAGAGTGTGAGAAATTCTTACACTTCATTGCATCATTCAATCTACCACATCTATCAACAATAGTTTTTAAATCATTCTCATACAAATAAGAAATACTCTGTATCTTCTTCTTCCAATCAAGGAAATTCTTATCATTCATCTCTCCTACCCATAGGTTAGAGTTAGATAAGAAATTAGATACAAAGTATGATTCTAATTCTTTTTTATTATATTTCTTGGCAAGTTTCTCAAAGAAGTATACGTCTGGTCTTTCATTAAACTTCTCTTGTGATGCTTTTATGTGACCATTATACTTAAAGTAATCGTATGTCTTTCTGGAGAAGTGTGCTTTTATTGCCAAGTAAATTACATAACAATCAAAGGAACTCATATAGGAAGAACTGCTTTAGTAGTTTTCTTTATAAAGTTTAATTTTATTGCTTCTGCTTTAATCTTTTCCTTTAAAGTTGGTGCTATCAACTTAGTAACTGAATCAACTTCTATGTCTTTCGACTCACAGAAGTCAACGATAGCATCAATGTAACTCAAGGTTCTGTTACTATCTTTAACGATGTTTTCAATCGTCATGGAGAATTTGTTCTTATCCATAAAGGTGTCGTCAATTAATTCATTAATGTTTTTAGATTTACTGGGCATCGTTATACTCTTGAATGTAATCTCTCAATAAAGGCACGTAGTCATCAGGATTCTTTATGAATACCTGTGTGTCCCCAGTTTGACAAGTTATAAGAGTAACGATCTGTTCGACTTTAATACCAGATCTTTCCTCATACATTTTAGCATAACCTGTCTCTTGTACCAAGTACCCCTCAATCCATTCCTCTTTCTTTTCTTTAGAGGATGTCTTGAAGTCGATGATTGATAACTTACCATCGAACTCTGCTATGCAGTCAACTCTACCTGCTATTGCAAACTCGTGACTGTATAGTGGTGCTTCTTGAAAGTGAATGTTGTTTATCCGTGCAAGCATTGGTTTTGCTTGCGTGAAAAGTATCTTAGCAAGATGTTTACCATCATACTTTTCAAGGTCTAGTTCATTGTTAAGATAATCTTCAATCATACTATGAACTGTAGTACCTGCAGTAGTAGCACGTTTAGAAATCTTGTTTGCTTCTTCAGCACCAACTCGTGCTCTCCATTCAGCAATAGATTTTCTATTTCTAAAGGAACAGATAGTAGAGATTGAAGGATACTTATTATCCCCTACCTCATATACTCTCTTACCTCCTACATTTCTTGCACAGATGTCTTCAAGAGACATCTCCATAATAACATGATTAAACATTAAAGACCTATTTGTAATTTAGTAATGATGTAGTTTCTAATTAAACCACTTCTAACAATATCGTTGACATCAAACTCAATGTTAGCGAACTCATCCATGATCTCAAGTATCTTCATGAAGTCAAGGATACCATTCTTTTCATTTGTCTTTACTAAATCTGTCTGTGCTATGTCACCAGCAAAGATAATTTTAGAATCATTACCAACACGAGTCATAATTGAATCTAACTCATGGAAGTTTAAATTCTGGCACTCATCGACAAGTACTATAGCATTGTCTAAAGTAGTACCACGTAAGAAAGATGTACTCCAGAATGAAATTGTTTCTTGTGCTTTTAGATTATCATAAAGCATTTCAAATGCAGGATCATCAGGCATCTTGAACATATACTTTACCATATTCTGATAAGGTATTTGATATAGATGTGCTTTGTCCTCATGATCACCTGGTAAGAATCCAATCTCTCTGGTTGGTACAAGTGAACGTACTACATAAAGTTTCTCGTACGCTGTCTTGTTAGATAGAATCTCTTTTAATGCTAGGTACATTGCAATGAATGTTTTACCTGTACCTGCACAACCATATAAGAATAGGTTCTTATTGTTTTCGTAAGCATCAAAAACTAACTTCTGATTGTCGGTCAGAGGTTGAATGTCAGTTAGTTGTTCTGTATTGATAGGTTTCTTTCGTCTCATCTTTTTAGGGGAACTGTTTACGAAATCAAAATCAGAAGTTTTCTTTCTACGTGGCATTTAAATGTTGCTAGTGAAATTGGTGTCGATAGTTGAACCAGGATTTGCTTTCTTAATACTCTTAAGAACATCTTTGAAACCATCTGGTCTCTTGTCTCTTACATGAGCATCAGCAACCAAACCAGGATAAGTGGAATGATACTGTTCTAAGTGAGGGTTATCCTCCTTATATTTATCGAGGACAGTAAAGGACATCCTTTCTTCGGTGATCTCTCCTGTCTCCTTATTTCTAAATTCGTAAGTTGGCATTACCTAAACCTCTTAGAT